AGCTTAAGGCGCTAACACGCGGTGCAACGGTGATTTTCGACGGTAAAGAATTTTCATATCCGGCCCTTGATGAGTGGCCTGGATTCAGTAATGCACTATAGGTCGTAAATGTGTCTAATTATAATGAGTTAAAGCTTTTGGCATTGGATACGCATTATTACGGCGGAGCAGGGATTGAGCACTCACTCGATGCCCTTCATAAGCATTGCGCGCCATCTGTAGTGATTGAGTTATTGACCTCGTTGAAAGAGAAAGACTGGCACATAGTAGAAGTTGAGCGAGTGCGGGATATGTGGCACGTGGCAACATTGGCGGTTAGCGATGAACGTAACTAAAAGGAACAGGGCAGAGAGGTAGCAAAAAGTTATTGATAGCTTCAAGGCCAACGGGGGATTGTGATATATTTCAAACGGGCGCTTGAGACTTTCTGTCTCTAGCACACCTGAGGCAGAAAGAGAAAAGCCCCGAGTCGATATTAATCAACCCGAGGCCCTTTCATGCATAGACAACATGATAGTAGCCTCTTACATGCCGAAAGGCAAGGAGCCGAAATCATGAGGCACAGTCGCCTTGTTTGGTGCTTATTTATCATCTGTATGACGATATTAGCATTTACGTTGCTTACCCGTGATTCACTCTGTGAGTTGCGAATACGGGACGGAAACAGGGAGGTTGCTGCACTCATGGCTTACGAATCCAGGTAAGGGCAACGGCGGGGAGAAATCCCCGCCAACTGCCTGTTGTGAGTGTAGCTCTCAAGCGTCCAGTTTTTGCGCCAATTTGCATTTATCCCCATCCCTCACCGGGTACGGTTAACAGTACAGAGTTTAGCCTGCGAATACGCATGAAAAATATAGGGTTAAAACATGACTACACCAGTAGCACCCAACATCATTCAAATAGCTGGGCAACTGGCGCTTATCAGCTATGTTCCGGAAATAGGGGCGTTTCGCGGCAAGTTTTTCGGCTTGCCTGGTTACTGTGATTTTGTCTCTGATAGCCGCCAGGGGTTACAAAGAGAAGGGGAGCTATCTTTGCGCGAATATTTGGATGAATGCTGCGCAGCAGGAGTTGAGGCATACGCCAGGCAGGAAAAAACAGAATAAAATTAAATGCCTGCTAAAAATATGTAGCCTGTTACAAAATTAAATATCATTATTGTGTCAAATCCAATCATCTACCCTTGTTAAAAAATACAGTTTTGCTATACCAATCACTGAGGGCTGACGTGTGTCAGTCAACAGGCATAAAATCTTTCATCTTATTTATTGTGAGGTGTCGGCCTCTATAAAATAAATATTGTCATCTTACTATATCCCCTCTCGGCCTTGCGATTTTATTGTGAAGCCATAGGGCGTTGCTTTCCTTTGTTGGCAATTATGACTTAAATGTCAGTATTGCCCATTTTGACGCACAATGCTGGGGCATAGTACATAATGAAAATGGAAATTCCACGTCAATTAATATCACTTTGGGAAAGAATGAATGAGCCTTATGGGGTGAAGTCCCTTAAGTCAGAGTTTGTTTATGCAAATGCTGCATACAGTGATTTGTTGAATCTACCCAAAGGCTTCAATGTTGAGGGGCGACTTGATAGTGAGTTACCTGCGATAACGGCGGAGTATGCGGCCAGTTTTCAACGGCATGACCGTAAGGTTGAAGCTTTGGGGCAGCGCTTAAGTTCGCTGGAGATCCATCCCTTTGGTCGTGAACAAACATTGAAAGGGTATATCTTCAATAAAACCCCATTCTATAATGCTGAGGGTGAGTGTATTGGCACAGTTTTTCATGCGCAACAACAAACGCATCATTCATTAAAATATTTTATTACAGACAGGAAACCCGCCTCAATTATCTTTTCTGAACCATCAAGCTTCTTTACAACAAGAGAGTGGGAGGTGATATTTTTAATGTTTAGAGGAATGAGTCAAAAGCAAATTGCACAAATTTTAAACGTGACGCCCGGGACGGTTCGGCAAAAAGTGCATTTGATTTATCAAAAGGCGCAAGTGTCCAATAACTTATCGCTATTTGATTTTTGTGAGGCTAAGGGGTGGGCTTCCTATGTTCCATCGGCATTTATACGCAAAAAACATATCTTGCTTGAGTTGTAAGTTGTGGGTGGAGGCAATCGCCTGTTTTAATCCATCTCGTTTTAATAAAAAAAGCGCAGGCTAACTTAGCCTGCGCCGAAAACCAGCAATAAGTAGGGATGATCCTTCGACACCTCGGCGTGTCTAGGAGGCGTCTTTATACCCAATGATTTCTTTTTTTGTGTAACGTAATTGTAAAGTTATGTGAATCCTTTATGTTAATAATTTGATGGAATTTGTTTTATTATTAACTGGGTTTCATTAAGTCACTTTTGCCAATGTTTTATGATTTAGCACAAATCACCAAACATGAGTCTGTCAGTCGAGAGGTGTGACTCCGGGCATAAGAAAATTAAGTCAAGGTCAGTATCGGCGACTAGCTGGTGTGCTGTGTGGGGATGTATGCAAAAGACATCTCCCTTTGTGACAAAGTGGGAGCGCTGGTTTGTCAAAGTGCTTTTGTCCTCATCTGCAAGGTAAATCAGTCCTTTACCGGACAAAATAATATACCACTCCTCCCCTTCACTATGAGAATGGCAACTGACCTTCTTTCCTGCCTGCATTCGAGTCCCGAAAATGGTTAACTGCTGTCCGCGTGAAAGTGTTGCAATTGCGATCCCGACCGCTGGGTCAAGTTTGGCAGCGCCAATTTCTTCTGAAAAATTTTTCATCATATTACTTTTCCTTCTCTGCAAGTAGTAACACCTTGTTACTATCAATACCATAAATTACAACATAAAATTAATGTTAGCATCATGAATAATTGCTTCGAGTAACATTACAGATGCTTGGCAGGGAGTGGGAAAGTGAGCTTTCAGCCAGTGTTGCATAACGCTTTCTGACAGGTATCTTGAAGCGGAAAACAATCATAACGTGCAGCCAAAAAATGCAGTGATTTTGTGAGTTTTTTAATTTCCAGGGGAATCTTTCGTTTGATTAAATGAGGATTTCCAAATGATTAAAGATAGAGCTGCCGACCTGGCTATCATCAGACAGTTTATTATCGTGCTACGTATTTAATGCACATTAAATAGTATGTGGTTATTTATGATTAACGTAATTTCACTATGATGGCTTTGGGGCTTTTTAGAATGAATTTGCAGTTAAAACATGCTGTTGCGGTAGAACGTATTGAGATGATTGCACGCTTGGTCGCTGATCCGACTGTCCATCTTCGGCCTCGCGATCGTGAGGTTGCCATTTCTTTGATCGATGAGATTTTAGCTTGCGTTAGAGCAGATAATGAGGGGAGTGATTGGAGTAAAAAGCGCTAAATTGCACTTGCATGTCCATGCTGCATTAAAATGCATGAGTGATTTACTCTCATTTCTTACTTGTGGCACCAGTGCTGGTGCCGTTTTCACCGAGTCATGCAAGTGCATTAAAACCGCCCCATGAAGCGTGCAGGCGTGGTGGGGATAGTATTGCGCGCAGATTGAATTTTATTTTCAAAAAATAATTTATTTTTCGCGTCGTGGCGGCGTTGAATTTTTGAAATTAAATCAGGAGCGGGGTAAGGGATTGCGTGGCGTGACGGGCGTCTGAGAGCGTTACTGTGTAGGTGTAAAAAATGCCGCCGGTGATGGCGGCTGTGCTGTTATTCATCGTCGTTGTCGAGGGTGTATTTTTTAAACCGAATGACCTCAATGCCAAGCCAGTCATTAACCTCTTTGATGCGCTCCTGTAGCGGCGTCAGCTCGTTGCGCACAAACACCTTGGCCGCTTTTTCTACGTCGCCCGTTGACCCCACGTTTTCCGGCTTGCCACCCATGAGCTGATAGGGGATGCGGTGGGCGTCCATAAGGTCAGCCGCGCTGACTTTCTTGATGTTAAAAAAATCGTCTTTGGTCGCCACTTCACTGAGCGGCACGATTTTAATCCCGTCGGGCTTTCCGTTTGGCGCATGGAAAAACAGGTTCTTAAAATTACCTAGCCCCTTCGATTTCTTCATGGAATCGCGCATCGCATCTACATCAACCTCGCCAAGTGTCGGGTCGGTCACATACATGATGTAGCCCGCGTGCGCGCCGTTCTGGTAATACTTGCGCCGGAACAGGGTTGCGGACTCGTTTAGCCATGCTGAATTGAGCGCGCTCAGGTATTCCGGCATCCCATAAAGCTCCTGATTAATATCCGGCTCCAGCAGGTGAAAAACACTGTCGGGGGCGAAGCTGTGCGGCTTGGTAAAGGATTGTACAAACCAGTAAACACCAGACTCTACACCGCGACGGGTGTATTTGGCTGGGGACGTGACAAGTTTCAGTGGCTTGCCGCTGACGCTTAAGCGTTGCTCTAAAAAGGCGTTACCAAACACCAGATAATCCAGCACGAAACGGCTAAAATCCTGTTGAGAGAGCAGTGGGTGAGGAATGTAGGTGCTGGCCAAGATGTTGCGCTTCACGTAAATCGGTGAGCTGTGATGTACGGCGGCGCGCAGGCTTTTAGCTAGCCCGGAAAAGCTGATGGGCGGCTCTATCCATTTGCCGTTTCCAACACACTCGGTGTAATCCAAAATATCTCGGCGATCCAGTACGGCTGATGGTTCGCCAAAGGTGAACATCTCCGCTTTTGGCGCGGGCTGGGTTATGGTCTGCGTATTTTTGGCTTTGCTGCGGCTGCGATTACTCATTAATACCACTCCATAATAGTTTTTACTTGGCGTCCGTTGGTGGCGGTGAGGGGTTCGTTTAACAGGGCGTGCATGGTCGCCCACGCCACGTCGGCGTGGCTGGCTTCTTCACTGCGACTGGCGTCATAAGTGGCGCTGCGCCCGCTGGCTGTCATGGTTTTGCGAATGGCCATAAACGATTTTGTGATGTCGGTGTGGGCGATGTCGTACTCCAGACGGCCACTGCCAATCGTGTCTTTGGCTTTCAGCACCATGGCGGTCTTAACCTCCGGGCTGTAGCGGATTTCCCGTGCTGCCGGGTAGAAGGCGCGCACCAACTGGAAAACCCCTTGCCCGATGCCGGTGGCGTCGATACCGATATACTCCACGCGGTATTTTTGGGTTAGCGCCTTGATGGCTTCTGCCTGGGTGGCAAAATCCATACCTTTCCACTGGTGGCGCTCCAGGATGCGGAATTTACCGCCGGTGACCATAGGTGGAGCCAGCACCGAACAACCGGCACTATCGCCAGTGTGTGACGGGTCATAGCCGACCCATACCGGGCGGTCACCAAAGGGCCGTGCGGCGTACGGGTTAACGTCCGTCCATTCCTCCAGGCTGTCGACCATACAGCCCTGCAATTCCTCAAAAGGGAACACCGAGGCTTTATCGTCCACGAATTCGCACATAAACAGGTTGCGGAAATCATCGGCGCTGTTTTCCTGTTTCAACATGTCCATGTCGAACAGATTGCAGCCCCCGGCGAGTGCGTCCTCAATGGTGACAATCTGCCGCCATTGGCCATCACCGCAACGCTTGCCCGCCGCGAGCGCGCTGTGGCTGATATCGATCTCCACGCGTTCACTGGCATTTTTACGGCCTTTGTTGAACAGTTCGCCTGACCAGAATTGAAACGCGCCATGCCCCAGGGTAGACGGGGTGGAAAAGTAGGTTGACCGCAGGTGCTTCTGTGAGGCCATGCCGGAGGCCACTTTGCGCAGCTTTTGGAAGTTCGGGATCCAAAAGATTTCATCGACCAGCAGGTCACCGTTATGGC